AACTGGTATCCAATTTGAAGTTCAAAATTTATTGAGGGTGTAGTCTATCTTAAAAAGAGCCATCCAAGAATAACCATCCGGATATTTTTCAATTCCCAGAATATGATTTGGCTCTGAAGTTGATGCTATCTGCATTGAAAGATCTGACCGATTCTTTTCATTATTACTTAAGCAGAGATATACAACACCGTTACTAGCAAGAGCATAATATGAATATGATCCATCCTCTATATTACCTGCACGCGAGTTCCAATAATTATATGGTGAACCTGATGTCCAATCGACTCGTTGTATCACAGGAACAACATCATTCCTTTTTATTCTTTTTACTAAACTTATTTCATTGGAAATTATATTTCTGTCATAAGTTGTATTTGTGTTTGGAGATGTTCCTGTATATCCACCTAAGAACAAAACTTGATGTCTGCCATCAGTTCCAATTATATTATATGCATCCAGAACATTACTGGAAGACATTGAGTTTGTAACTGTTCTATTACTAGCCATTCGTTATTCCTTTAATACCCAGTCGCTGGACATGAGTAGCAACATTGCCTTGAGTCGTTTTCCGATGTTCCTGTTAATACAAAGAAATCACCAAAAGAAATAGCCCCAAAGGTAGATCCAGATATGATTGTACTTGACCAATCTGGATGTGCATATGTGATTTCATTATATGTAGCTCCTGTGGCCCCACCAGACCAACCCGGATATTCGGATCCAGAACATCCCACAGTTATTCCAAGATCTGTTGTCGATGATAATTTGTATGGTAGATAATTGTGTATTATGGTTATTTCACTTAGTCCAGTACCCCCAGATGCACCATTACCAGTGCCTGTTGTATCTGGTTTAATTTCATAACCACCTGCACCAAATATAGAAAAATCAGAACCACGAACATCAAGTACTGGATCCCTTGAGTTCCTAAATGATTTTATATAGCTTGTTCCAAGTGATGGTTTTTTATTTTCATCATTAGGATCCACATTCTTTAAATCTGGCCCTTGGGTAATTTCGTTATTATTTCCACCTGCATATCCCATATTAATCTATGTTTCGTACTAAGTTAGTTGTGTTTATTTCAAAATTCAACTTAGTACCTACTGGATGTACTAGTCTTCGGAACAGAGATTCTATGTCGGTTTTTTGTTTATCTGTCAACGGTGTTTCGGAATCAGTAAAATATGCCTTTACACTATACGTAAATATTTCGCTTGATGCCTGACCAGCAGCTTCAAACTCAATGATATTGCCTGGTATATTGGTTGCTTGATTTAGTCTGTGATTTGAATCAGTTAATAATGATGAGTTTGTTCTGAAAGGATTTGTTGTATTGGTACCACCACCAATATCAATTGAACTATCTGAAGTATAATTGTCTGATGGAAATAAGATCTCAACATAAACAAAATCTTTAAATAATGTGTTAAAGAAATGATATATTGATTGTTTTGTTCCCTTTGATGAGTAGAATACTTTTCTTATATTCTTTATAAATTCTCTAGTTGTGGAAACTGATGCTATGTCCTCTATGACTTTTAGATCTGGGGCATATGTTCTGGCAATAAGATCAACAAAATCATCAGTAGTTTCATCCACATCATGTATTGACAACATTCTGTCATCCAAAACATATCCACTACCAAATTCACAATATAACCATTTGTAGTAATACTCCATGAGAGTAATTAGTTTACTTTCACCAGCATTATGTTTCTTTTGTATCCACCTTGGAAATTGACTCATAACATCAAAGGGTGGTCTTCCTGTACAACTTTGTTCTATCTCTGATTGTGGCAAAAGAGCAGTAATTCTTTGATCTGGTAATGTTGATGCCACCTTATCACGTAATACGATAAGATTTGCTGAAGCACTCGCACCTGCGGACGGGTTGTGGGCTGGATTTCCTAGAATGGATAGTGTCACAGTGTGTTTTCCAGTTTAGAAGTTACATATAAATTGTGTGGTGCGTATATTGTTTGATTTTGACTTGGTGCATTAAAGTCAACATCAACACTGCATCTGAGGTTCCCGTAATCAATGGATGCGTTACCGATTGCATCTAGTTTTATTTCACCCCTATCCCAAAATACACTTCCGATGATGGACGAAGTCGCGAACCACGAGCTGAAAAAAAGTTGAGCATCCACAGCCGTTATTTGAGAAACCATCCCATTATTACCCTGTGGAGATGGCTCACTGATGTTGACTTGACTTAAATCAAACCAAATCGTACTATTAGGGGGGCTTTCTGGTCGGGGAGTGAATGATTCTGGTGTGATACTTAGTGGTTGGTTTTTATTCAACTTATTCTTGAAGAATAGTTTACTCTGATTTAGATTATTAAAGTTTGCGTCTATACTTAAAGTTGCCGAGGAAAATGCTCGACCCCCATTATTTGCAAACACATCTGAATTTATGTTTGTATATCCATTTGCAAATAATGAATTAAATGCAGCTATTTCTGATTGTGTTGGATCACCGATCCTCACTACCAATTCTGCATTTTGTAGTGGGTAATATTTGAGAGATAATCCAGCGACAGATTTAGTTTTTAGTTGATTGAAAAATATTCCCTGCTCTGATGCAGATGGAATTGTTTCATCTGGATTTAGATATGACACATAAACCTCTCCAGCAGAACCGACAGCGATATCTGACTCTGGATCAGTAATTGCAGTTCCCTCCTCAGATGTGTATGTGAGATGTGCTAAATTACCCAAATCATCACCACCAAACACATTTATTTTAGATGCATCATTTTCCAATCCCAATAAAGAAGATCCTATGGTTCTGTAATCTTCTGCGGTAACTGCTCTATTCTGTGTCGCAAAAAATCTAGGAGCAAAGAACTTAATCGTGTCTGGGTTTGGTGAATTCACTCCACCGGATGATAAGCTGTTAGCTTCTGCTGTCTGTATATTCACATTGCTATTACCAAATATGCCAGTAATATTGTTACCCAATGACCCATTCGAAGAAAAGTATGTAACTTCAACTATATCTCCAGGTCCTACACCTTTACCAATAATTTGCCCAGATTCTATTTCTGTTAAACCACCCATGCGAATTACGTAACCATCTTTACTTGGCTCAACAAAATAAACTTCACTGAGTGAGTTTAAATCCGCATCAATTCCATCTTGTTTTCTCCACTCTCGACCATTGACTTTTACTCGTATTCCGATTGGATCTACCGTGGTATCAAAGATGGTGAACTTCTGAGAATCAATATCTACGTTTACTGGTGCATCTAAAACTAATTCTTTTGCTTCATAGAAAGTTCCAACTGCACTTGGGGTTGCTGAAGATGAAAGAGTAATTGGTTCTAGATTATAAAAAACTCTAGTTGTTCCAGATGGATCAGATCCAGTTAAACGTAGTTCATATCTACCAAATGTTACATTCGAAGAACTCGAAGTTCCGGTAAGAGTAATCTGAGTGGTTGCACTTTTTCTATGAGGTACAACATAACCAAGTGGTTTTGCTAAAGAAATTAGGGATTCTGTTCTTTGTGCTGTATCCAAAAATGCTTCATTTGCCTGCATATTTGAATAGAACGCATAGTACATTGTATTGTATGCCATCAAATCAACAATAGTTGAAATGATAGAACCATCAAAATTATAATCCTTCAGTTCTTCTTGATCCGAAAGAAAAGTTTTGAGTTCATTCCTGATTTCATCATAATCTAGACTTCCCAATTGTATTTGAGACATACTAAGCCCTCTCTACTGTTATTGTAATTCCATCTGTAATTTCTGTTGTATCACCATCATCTAATCCTTGACCCAAAGTTTTTACTGTATAGGTCAATTCAAAGTGAGCTGTATCACCATCACTAAGATCTTCTAACATATTAAAATCTTGAAATTTAACTCTCGGATCAAGTTTATTGATCAACGATTCCATTCTATTTTTTAGTGTGATGGTAGTTAAAAATGAGTTTTCTTGTTCAAATAAGAAGTTGTCAATTTCACTACCAAAAGTAGGATCGAATGGTTTTTCTCCTACTCGGGTTAATAATATATTTTGAATTGATTGTCGTATAGCATGTAAATCTTTTTTCACTGATATATCACCACTAAACGAATTTTTAGCTAGATTGACATCTATATCAGAATATGTTGTTTCTACTGTCATATGTTATATTTATAAATCCCCGAACAATTCTTCTTCGGAGTTAGACTGTAATGTTGTTTTTTCATCCCAAGTTCCTTTAGTGTCTCGAATCAAAGTAACAACATTTTTATGGAATCCGGTTGACGGTATAGAAAACACTATTTTGGCAACCAACCAAGTTCCTGTTAACGAATTACTATCGTCTGCGGTTGAACTACCTTGCACTTCAATAAAGTCACCAACCTTTAATTTAAAATTTCCTGGCATTGATCCAACAGCAATTTGTGCTGTGTAGAGATTCATTAATGATTTTCTTAGTAGCGGTGTTTTTCTTGGAGTATCCCAAAAAGTAGAATACGTCCTTGCGGTTCTTACATACTCCGCAAATCTAGAATCTCTTAAATAGGCATCATCTCCACTTTGATCAGTGTCTTCTGAATATGGATGATCGCAGTCGCAATTTAATGGACTATTTGGTAACGGTGGTATACAACCAAGATAATTTTCTGGATCACCGTCTACCGAAAACATGGCTTTGATCTGCGTACATTCATCGATGTCCAATTCAGCGTAATCCATTTCATCTCTCATGGGTTCACGGAAAAGTGGCACTTTTGTTGCTAAATCTGCAAACGGAGGTAAGCCGTCTGGATCTCGATATTCGCTTGCTGAACCAAGATGTTCAGGTTTGTGACACTTACATAAAGCCTCATATTCGGGGAGATAATCTACTGCATCACCAACCCGAGGATCTCCATTCATAAAGTTTCCCCATTTACCGTCTTCCGCACATGATGAGTTATCTGTGGGTCCACTTTTATTTAAACAAACGTATTCGTGTTCACCAATTATTATTGGTTCTACGTTTACCTTTTTTTCTTGGGCTTTCTTTTTAAATATTATCTTTTCTTTTGCCATTACGGTTCGTCTCCTTCGTCTTCTTCTGGTAATTGATACTTACTCATGTAAGGACCAAACTTTTTATTACCTTCACAATTTCCATCGTGGGCATTTTCAACATCAAAAATGTATATTGGGGTTTCTACTGCTTGATTGGTAGCGTCTACATCTGCTGTTGATATTGGTAGCACACAATCTTGATCGTAGTTTTTGAAACTAGTCGTGATAATATCAGAATTATCACTATCCTCTTCTTTTATCGTAACATATAGGTCTTCTTTTTTACCACCAAATGGTTTTGGTAAATTACTAGTACCAAATATTTTATTAACTATAATAAAGATTGCATTTTCTCTACTAACACCACTTTCATTTTTGACTGATTCTGGAAACACGCTGGTGTTTTGGTTTCCAGAATCACCAGTATCATCTTCATCATCTTTATCATCTTCGTCTCCTGAACATGGGACTTCAGTGAACGGTAAAGGAATTTCATATTCTGATCGTATAATTGGTGTCAGACGAACAATTCTTCCTAATAATTCACTCTCCAGTGAATCGTCATCTCGATATGTTTCTTCTGGTGGTGCTATTGTATTATTCGGATCATTTATTTCTTCGGTTGGTGATGCTGTAGTTGGATTTTTACCAAAGACAGCTCCAACAGGCATAACAGAAAATGCTTCTGGATAATCTGGGTAATCCTCGCCGTACATATTAATTCCCGGATTTACCCATGTCCAATAATTGGAAAGTTCGTTTAAATTCCAAGCAATGTTTGTACCACGATTAAATGATCCAGCAATAGTGCTTTCTTTAATTTTACATCTATTACCAGAAAAGGTTTGGTTTTCTGGATTAGTAGAAACATTTCCACTTGCTTGTGCAGCTAATGGTAAATCAAATCCAATATGGAATGGTTTTGTTGAACGTATTTCACCTGACTCCTCATCTGTTTCAAGTTCAAATTGTATTCCTGTTGGAATTGCATAATAGTTTGCATTTTTATTTGGATTAATATTGAACCATTCTAGGTGATCGTGATTTAGTTGATATAAATTATCTTTACCATTTGGTTGAGCTGGTCCCAATGGAGCCAAAGTTGTTTGATCATAACGTTCATATACTCGCTTAGGTGCACCGTCACTGTGATATCCGTCACATGGTTTACTTAGAAAGTCTTTTCCACCTTCTTCGGTTGATGTGGTAGAATTATAATTTAAAGTCGGATCCCATTTAGGAACTATTTCTACTGGGTAGAATGCATATCTGTATATTGGCCAATGTAATTCACTATGCGTATATGAGTTGTCAGCAGGGCCTTCCTCACCACCAGTTTCATACGGAACTGGACCACCACCAATTGGTACTTCACCTGATTCTGCATTCGTATATGTTCCGGGTGTCTCTATACCAACCAAAACAGCAAATGACTCCGAAGTATCATCTGTTGGAACCTGTGAGCAACACATTGAATATCGATAATAATTCCAGTGTTGTTTTAGGGTGGAAAGTAATGAGTATGCTAGTCGCTTTTTCCTCAACCTATATCTGATGGTTCTTAAACTATATAACAGATTGGCATCAAGTGGTGTTATATCAAACATAGTTTGCCACATTATGTCTTGATTTTTGCCTTCAACATATGAATGTTGATCATGTATAGTTGGGGATGGATTATTGTATTGACTAAAATTAAACCAACCGTAAATATCATCATATACTTCATTTATTTCCGGTGTGAATAATGTTTCATCTGTTAAGTCTGCAACTGGATTCGTTCCTATAAGAACAGAATTTCTTTTGTATGTGGCGTAAGCTTCTAGATCATCAACACCTTCTTCTTCTTCTGGATTTTGTGGTGCACATGGACCAACAGGAAGACCAAGGAAATCACATCTATAGTCAAAATTTACATTTCGCTCTCGTAACTTAAACCCAATTGGATCTGTGTCGTGATACTGCGCACCTGCTTTTATTTGTGCCCTATAGTCATCACTCCATGCAGGATTATTAAAGTTTGCGAGATCAGTTCCTTCTGGTACGGGTAAATGATTTATCAATACGCTTTCTTTGATATCAGCATTACCAATACCATCATATATGCTATTGTAATTTGGTTCTACCAATTTATATTTTGAAGCAAACGCACCGGAATTTGTTAAATCATCAATATCAAATCCCTTTACGCTTTTGATTGAATCAAATCTATAAACATTCCCCTCATCCGAGGATAGTTGATATCTCCAATATCCCTTTCGTTCCAAATATCTTTCTTTAATTAAAGACGTGATACTTTTAAAATACCATTTGTCAAAGTCTTGCCAGAACAAATAGTTTGGTGAATTGAAT